GGTGCTGCACGATAGAAAACCATCGTCCGGCCGCGGCGGAGTCCTTGGGGAAAAGCATCTCTTGATGCTTCACCAGCCAGTCGATATCCTGATGCGTGTTGATGACTTCGCAGCCTGCCGGCTTATGCTCCTCGATCCACGCGGCAAAGGCGGGGTATTCCAGGTCGCACACGCCGATCATACTATCGGTGACGCCGGCCGCTTCACAAAGTTTGCCAAGGACAATGCTGTCCTTACCAGCGCTCCATGCGTAGGCAGCGCACTTCCCAGCCGTCACGGCCTTGATGTCCGCCACGGTCGCGGCAGTAAGTTCGTCCAGCTCTGCGCGGGAAACGGCTTCTTCGATAGTTGCAACGGCTTCCAGCCATGCGCTGTTGTCGATGCTCTGCTTCCTCCCGAGGCTCATGCCTTCACCGCCTTTCTCGAGGCGATAACGGCGACAAGGCCGCTGGACAGGACGGTCGTCAGACTGCCTGCCGCTTTCACAGCCGGAATGCCGGCGAGATTGCCGTAGGCGAAGATCGGAAGCCCGACACACAGCGCGGTCAGCACACCGGCAAAAACGCCCTTGCCCGTCAGCTTCTTACCGAGCAGCGTCATGACCGTCGGCAGCAGCGTCGAAGCGCGGAGCGTTCCGTAGAACAGGAACAGGTATGTCACCGTCAGGCCGGGAATGTTGGCGATGGCGATAGCCACGATCAGCAGGCAAAGCATAGTGCGGCGCGACGTCTGCACCGTGTCCTTCCCGATGCCGAGCCAGTCTGTCGTGAGCGACGCTGCCGCACAAAGGTTGCTATCCACTGTGGAGAGCAGGCCGGAGATAATCATAAACAGAAACGGGACCAGCACCCATGTCGGAAGCAGCGAGGAAACGAATTCAAAGTTGACCATGCCGGTGTCACGGGCCACAAAGCCGGAGCCTGCGGCAAGGAAGCCCACCGTTCCCATGCAGATCGGAACGAGCGCAAACAAAAACGCACCGGCAAAAAACGATCTGCCGATGCGGTCGCGCCTGATTGCGAAAGCTCGCTGCCAGAAGCACTGGTCCCCGAATGGGCCGGAGATCAGACCGACAGCCATCGGCAGACCGTAGCCCAGCAGGACCTCAATGCCCGTGGAGGAGGTGAGCGAAGTATATTCTCCGGAGACAGCACCGAGCCCTGCCCGTACCGTGTCAAAACCGCCGGTCATACGAAGGCTCAGAACGACCAGCAGAGCGCCACCCATGAGAATAATGCCCAGCTGGACGACATCGGTGATGATGGAGGCTTTCAGTCCGGAGAAGCGGGAGTAGGAATATGCGATAGCTGCCAGGGCGAGCGTCATGCTCCAGAATGGCAGTCCCGTAATGAGGGCCAGCGTCTTTCCCCCAGCGAGCAGCTGCACTGCCGTTGAAAGAACGGCCAGCGCGCCGAGCTGGAAGGAGTAGACGCCCTTGACCTTGCCGGAGTGATAGCGCTCCGCCATGTAGCCGGTCAAGGTGATGCCCTCTGGGTACTGCGCCCGGATCCTTTTTGCAAAGGGGATAAACAGGATCAGGCACAGCACATTCGGTACCGTAAACCAGAACATCCCCGGGATGCCGCGAGTATAGGCCATCTCCGAGGAAGTGAACAGTGAGGGAGCCCAAATCCAAGTGGCGGCGATGCTCATGGCGGCAATCACCGAGCCGATGCGCCGGTCCGCCACATGGAAGCCCTCTGCGTCGGTCGTCTTTCGGGTGAACATCAGCGTGACGCCGATCATTAGCACCGCATAGACGGCCAGAATGACAATTCCGAACATTTTGGAAATCTCCTTTTATGATGTCACCGCTGCCCTCTGCTGGCGAACATCGGACCCGGTGCATGACCAGCGCGCAAGGAGTAACGCGCAGGCCTCAACCTCCTTCCCATACGAATGGCGGCCACCCCGCGAGGGATGGCCGCCTGGCTTATGTAGGATTTTACGAGTCTAATCCTAATACATGGTGCGGGGAATATCAAGAAACGAGTTGCAACAGCGAAGAACAGCTTTTAACTGCCGAGGTAGCGGTAACACACCATCTTTACCGAATCCTCCGAATTGCGGCCTCCTATGACCGCTGCGACCTCTTTCCATGCGAGTCCTCTCAGGAAGCGCAGCCGGAAGATCAGGCGCGTCTGGTCATCGTCGATGCCTTGAATGAACGGCATGATCTGCCCCTCGCTGGCCTTGACCTCTTCTTCCAGAAATCCGACACGCGCATCCATATCCACAATCTCAGCTGCGAGGTCGCCGACCTTATCCTTTATGCCGGGAGTATGCGGCATACCTGTGAGGGCAGCCGCGCCGGGGCAAGCCGCGTCACGCAAGGACTGTAGCATCTCCCTTGCCCTTGCCAGTTTCTCTATCAGCTCAAAATGCTGATTCAATTCCGAAAGCGTCGTAATAGCTCACCCCAATCTGTTCTTACTTCCTCTTGCCGCCCTGCTGGCTGACAGTCTCTCCAATCTGCATTTGCCGGTATGTTGGCTGCACTACCTCTACCGACACCACACGGGTATCTCCGTATCGCTCCAAATCCTGAGCAATCTGCTCCTTTATGCCAATGGCCTGTCCTGCCGGAGCATTGACGTGAACGGTGATAATGAGCATCATCGCACCGTCTGATAGGTGCGAGCTTTCTTGTTATAGGCCAGATCGACCGGCGCGCCGCAGGAAAGGCAGCTGTAGGTGAAGAAGTCCTCCTCGAAATTCGTCCGGTATTTGAAGTGCTTTCCACACTTGCAGCGGATGTGCGCCGACGTGAGATCGTGCAGCGGCGTCTCTCCGTTGCAGGTTGCGCACCGATAGGACGAGATAGGCTGTTTTGCACAAAAGCCGCGCAGCTCGCCGCATTGTGCGCACCGAATAAGCAGAAATCCCTTGTATGTCTTCGGCGTGGTCTCCTCGGCTTCCGCTCTATCAGGGATAGCCCATGTCTCTTTCGGCCCGAACATAGTCTCCGCGCGGCTGGGCTTTGCACGAAGCGAAGTCGGCTCTGCCTTGTGTATCTCCGGCAGGGAGGCCTTCGTTGCAGCGCCGCGCCACACAGGGCGGCAGTCTATGCCGTTTCCGAGACGGCAATGCCATCTGTTCGCGCCGCTGAACTCCTCTTTCTCTCCGTGCTCACAATATTCGCAGTTGCCGTTCAGCCACAGCAGGGCGGCAATATCGGTCGCGGCGGCGTTGATTGCTTCCTCCGCTCCTGCGAACTCCTGCACCAAGTCAAAAAGGCGACTGTAATCGTCGTACGGAATGCGCCCGTTCTCGTTCAGCTCATTGATAAAATCGAGCAGGTTTTCAAATCGTTCCATAGAAGCTCCTTTTCATTCCATCACCACACAACCGCAGGCTGTGCATCGACCGTGAAAGTGTCCGTTGCTGCGTGCTCTGGCGCCGACCAGCGTATTCTCCCCGCCGCAGGAGGGACAATCCATGCGTACTTCCTCCGGCGGCTTGCTCCACTCCTTTGTGAGCGCATCGGGCAGAAATCTTTGACCGCAGAAGATGCACCGCTCCAAACTGTACGGCATATTCCCACAGGAGGGGCATTCGGGAACTCTGCCTCCGTCATAATCCTCAGTCCACCGCAGCTGCACAGGCTCGGCTTTGCCGTTCTCTTTATCGTCGGCGGCGAGCTGATGTTTGCAGGTGTCGCAGTAAAAGTCCTTTTTGCAGACCAGTCTTTTGTTCCAATGGCAGAACATCGTGACATCCCCGGTATCAATCATTTCTGTCGTCCTCCTTCGGCGGCTCCGGGAGAGGCATCCAATAGGTGACTGCGACATCGTCTCTATCCCCAATGCCGATATGGACACTCCATTTCGCCCTTTCGGGAGCACACCAGCCCATATAGACGCCCCATCTTTCGTGCCAATACGCGACAACGAGGACATTGCTACGATCTTCCGGTAACCTCTCTTTTACAGATACCCATTTGGGCATCCGTTTTGCCGCAGCATTCAGCTTCAATTCGAGCCGGCCGGAATAGCGCTTGCTATCCTCGAACATCATCCCCATCTTTACGATTTCGTCCGGCATCAACTCTGTTGCTTCGTAAGAAGCCAGCCGCGCCAGCGCGACCTCATACCCACGGCGGCAGTAAAGCCGCCCATCCTCGTCATACCATGTCAGCTTATCCATTGCGTTCCTCCCTCGACTTGAAGCTGCCTGCCGCCCGGCAGCTTCCCCAGTGGGGAGCGAAGCCGGTGCCGGTGGCCTTGTGCGGATCTTCCGTATACTCGCAGGAAATGACCTCGCCGTTAGGCGTGACGATCTTTTTACTGCCGGAGCGGGGCTTTTTGATGTAATAGCGCGGGGTGGCGTCACACGGCATAGACTTCCCGCCGGGTGTTCTGATCCAGACGATAGCCGCGCCGCAGCCTTTGCAGGTAGATGCTCTCATTCGTCGGTCGCCTCCCCGAAAAGCTCATGTGTTCCGTCCTGGAGCGCCTTTTCATCGTCGGACATTTCGTAGCCCAGCTTGACGAGCAGAGCATAGATGCGATCCAGCTTCTCATTTTCCTCGTGCTTCATGGCGTAGCTGTTCCAGTAGCTACGGAAGTAGCCCTCAGATTTGCAATCACCAAGGCGCGCATAGATCATTCGCAGGAGCGCCTTTTCGGGCGTCTTGCCGATTGCGTCGGTCACGGCCTGGAGCGTAAATGCGGCATCGTCCTCGCTATCCTCGTCCTCTTCGGTAAGAGTCTCGGCACCGGTAGCCTGCGCGATCTCCTCTTCGGTGAGCCAGCCGGTATCATCCCAGTATTCGGCGTAGGCCCACAACGCCACGATGTCCGCAAGGCGCTTTTTGATGGCGGCTGCGGAAACGGTAGCCACGAAGTCGGCGCGAAGCTCATAGGCGCGGGCGGTTGCTTCGGACAGTGCCTTTACTGCGGCGTCCTTTCGCTCCTGTTTCAGCTGTTCCTCGCGCTCTTTCGCTTCTTCCTCCGGGGTAAGGGTGGTAGGCTCATCCTTGACCATCAGCACAATATAGCCCCATGTTTCGACGAAGAAGAAATACTCAATGGTATCGGCATCCTCCGGGCGATCCACTTTGACTTCTCCGTTGGTATAGAAGCTATTGACTCTCTTATAGCCGGTCTTGTCGGTGATCTGCGTCGCAAAGGTACTCAGCTGCTCTACCCATAGGGCTTTACGCGCCTCTGCAGCTTCATCATTGATGGCCTGTTTCAGCTTGTACTTGAAGTTCTCAGTGCCGATGTAATCAAGCATTTCGTTCTTGCGCTCCGGGCTTTTCAGCTTGTCCAGCTCCATGTACTCGAAAAGGCTGACGCCGCGCTCCTCGGACTTCTTGAATTTGTCCTTATCCAGCTCCAGGAGCTTCACACGGCGCCGGACGGTGGTAGCGGAAAAGCCGGACTTTTCCGCGATGTCCTCGACGGTATCGCCCATGTCAAGCATCATCTGGAAGCCCTGCGCCTGCTCATAGACCGTCAGATCGGACCGCTGCATATTCTCCGTGAGCATCGTACTCAGCTGCTCCCGCTCCGACATCTCGACCACGACGCAGGGAAGCTCCTCCAAACCAGCCAGCTTTGCGGCCGCAAGACGGCGGTGGCCGATGATAACGCGGTAGCTTTCTCCGTCCCACTTCTTCGTGATCTCCCCGATCAGCGGAACAACGGTTAGGTTTTGGAGTACGCCGTTGACCTTGATGCTCTCGGCCAGCTCGGTCACATCGCCCAGATCCTTACGGGGATTGTCGGGATGCCTCCACAGTTTACTGACCGGAATGTACTTGATTTCTGCCATAAAACGCTCCTTTCTTATGCCGAGCTTTGCCCCTCGGCTGGGACAGTTTATTATTTTCGGCTCATGCCGTTCACGCGGCACCAGTGCCGCTGGGCCTGCTTCTTCCTCGCGGTGCGGCAGGCCGCGCAGAAGCGGTTTTCCTTGCGCTCGTAGAAGGTGCCGCCGCACCGTGCGCAATACTGAGGCTGAATACGCCGGAATGCTGTGCAGCTGTCGCAATCCGTACACCCTGCGGAGCATCCGCCAATGTCGTCCCAATTCATGCACATAAACCGCTGCCAGTAAGGATCATAGCCGAGATCGTTCATGCGCTTACGAAGGACCGTTGCCAGCGCGGATAGGTCGCGCCTGACCTGATGGCGGGTGCGGGAGATATAGAAGCCATGACGGATGTCCATTTCCGGCGCACCGTGCCCCCACGCGCCATCACCGAGCATTTCCCGTACCTTGTCGGCGTTCTCGGTCAGATAATCGTTATAGACCTTGGAGCGGACGCACTTTTCGGAACGGCCGACCGCCTTGCCTATGGCAGCGTAGCTGTCGCCGTGGCGGATGCCGTCTGCCAGTATTTCAAAATCCTCGCTGGTCCATGTGCCGCGCTTTCCGGTCAGCTCCATCGAAACGGGGCGATCCTTGATGCCGAGGTCACGGCAACGGCGCGCGATCGCACCGTGAGAACGATGCATCATCTCGGAAATTTCCGCCCATGAGTACCTGTGCTTACTGAGCAGCATCTTCAGCCGAGAGTCCTCGTCCTCTCCCCACGGGTCTTTCCTCTGAATGGCGTATGCCTCAAAGTCTTTCTTGCGCTGCTCGGCTACCCAGCCCGGCTCCTCACCGAGCGCCAACGGCTCCATCTTGGAAAAGTCGATGAAGCTGCGGTATCGCTCGGCCCACTCCCAGAACTCCTCAATGTAGACCACACGAAAGCTGCAGCGGTTGACCTTTTTTGTGTGGACGGGCAAGCCGCGATTTTCGACCCAGCTTTTCATCTTGTAGCCGTAGGAGCTGCTTCCTCCGTTCACCGCCAGCAGGAGTTGATTTAGAGTGACATACTCGCCAGCCATCAATACCGCGCCTAAACCCAGACGCTGAGCTTTGACCTTGACGGCGTTTGTAGTACGATTGAGTTTCTTTGCGATGGCCGGAACAGAAATCTGCCCCCACTTTTCCATCAAATAATCTTCTTCCTCGGGCTTCCATGTCCGGCTCCCGAGAGGCGGCGGCTGCCGCATTCCGTTCCCTCCCATCAAAATAGAGTGAGCTGGCCGGTTTTCGTTTCCGCCAGCGGTTGAGATTGTTCCGGCGGCGCGGCAGGCGCCGGCGGCTCTGCCGGTACCTGCTCTGCCGCGTTCCGAAACAGGATATCCATTTGCGCCCCGATGCGGCGGTAGTGCCAGACATCACGGAAGTACATCGGCGTGTACCAGACCTGCGGACCGTCCTTTGGCAGCAGGCCGCGGGCGTCGTAGCTGGTGGACGGTCGCACGATGGAGTCGTCAATGACAACATAGCCGGGGCAGCCGAGCAAGCTCAGTTGGATGTAGCACATACACCCGGCGAGGAAATCTATGTCCTGCGCCACGAACAGCACCGAGGTCTGATAGTTGATATGCTGTCTCCGGCACTCATTGGCGAATGCGAGCAGCAGCGCACCGGCTCCGCAGGCGGGGTCGTTCACGGACACCCAGCCCTGCTTTTCTATCCGCGCCGTCATATCAGGCGCATAGGTCATCGCGGACATCGCCCTGCAGACACTGTACGGAGTGAAGAACTGTCCTTTCCATTCGTTTCCGAGGCCGAGTGCCATAAAAAGCTCGCCGAGGAAGTCCTGCTCGGGATCGCGCTCCAATTCGGCTACGACCTCAAGCAACATATCTGCAAAGACTTCCAGCTCCTTAGCGGAATACTTCTCTGCGCGGCTGCGGTACATTTCTTCCCTGGCCTTGGCCTGCGGGCCTCCCATCGTGTTGGCGATTGCGATGGCCGACATGATGATGAAGTCCTGCCAGATGTCCCAGCGGGAATACTTCCCGCTCAGCCCTTCTATGAAGCGAACGATATTCTTCTGACTTTCCCCTCTGACGTGCCGCAGGGCGTTTCCCATGACTTAGCCCTCCTTGTCCGCTGCTTTCAGTTCTGCGGCTTCGCGCAGCTGCGGAGCGACTGACTTAACGGCGGCTTGATACCCGGCGTCATACCCGCGTTTCCACACGCGGCTAAGGTAGGCCGCAAGCGTCGCCTTGTCCATGTGCTTGATTGTCTTGTAATCCTCGCGGCGCATCTGACCGGCAAGCTGCAGATCGTGCGCGGTATGCTTATTGGCATTTACGGTCGGCATCAATCTTCACCGCCTTCCGTGTCGTCAGGCTCGTCGGTAGGGAGGACCTCGCGGCCATCGGAGCCGTTATACGGACCGACGACACCCAGTTCCTCCAGTGCGTCAATCAGACGCGCAGCCTTTGCGTAGCCAACGCTCATACGGCGTTGCAACAGCCCCACAGTCGCTTTATTCTCTGCCCGAACAATGGTAATGGCCTGCTGAATGTCGGGGTCGTCCAGGTCAACCTCGGGGCCATCCTCGCCCTGCATATCCCCCTCGTCCTCCGGCTCCTCGTCGGTATCGCCAGCCTCGTCCTCGTCAATGACCGGCATGAGGCCGCTGCGCAATGCGTTCTTTTCCAGCACATCGCGGAAAAAATACTGCTGCCAGTAGGTAATCATCTTCACCAGAATGGACTCGATCTTGGTGCGGAGCGTCTTGCTGATGGTAAAGGTGCCGCCCGTTACCTTCGTGTCCAGACCGCCGTCCTCGAAGATCCAGGACATGGAGGCGTCGGGGCTGCGGTAGCCGACCTCCTCGACATTCTCCAGCATGGAAATCTGTGCGTCCATGCCCTGTACGGGCTTGATGGTAAAGATGATGGGGTATCTGTCTTTTTCAAAGCGATAGACGAGATCGTGCTCATCGCACAGGCCCTGCATCTTCTTCTTTTGGGCTTCATACATGGAAATTTCGCTCATGGTGGTAACTCCTTTCAATTCAGTTGAGCAGGAGCAGCGTGCCATTCCACGCCGTCTGCACTTGATATTTCTCCAAGTCGGCCTCCGTCACATACTTGCGGCCGAAGTGGTCTTTCATGGTCTTCCAGATGTCCCAGGGGACGCAATAGACCATGCCGGAGCTGAAACCGGCGATGACAAAGCAGCGAGCGCCAAGCGCCTGATGCCTGTCCATATAGTCCTGCTGGCTCTGGAGGACGCGGCTCTGCTCCATTCGGTCGGCGGCGGTGAATTTCGCCTCGAACATGACCGTCCTGCCGCCCTTGATGGTGCCTTTATAGTCCGGCTGGGCCTGCTTTTCGTAGTAGGCGATGAACTTGCCGTTGCCGAGATTTTTCGTGGGGTGCATCGGCTCCGGCGTCTTTTCGATGATCGCAAAGCCTTTCTGTGCGTAGTAGGCAAAGGAATCGTCGATGCGGCTCTCAAACTGCTTACCGCGGGCTTTTGCGATCTTGCCGAGCAGCTGGCGCTTCGGGTCTTTCTTCACAGTCATGAGAGATACCCTCCCAGCCATAGCCCGCTGGCGAACATTCCCAGTCCGATGCAGCCTTGCCGGAGTATCTGGCTCATAGGGATAAGGTCGCAATCGCTGGCACCAGCAGTTCCGAGGACCAGGAGGAAGCCGAGCGCGGCGATGATGCCACAGGCTTGCCGAAATCTCTTTCGCGTCATGCTCGTTACCTCCAGATGTATTCGCGGCAGAAGATGTGATCTCCGATCTGCCCCCATACGCGGTCGTTCTCTCCGTTGCGGGAGAAGAAAACCACGTCGGCGTCAAGGATCGTATCTCCATACAGAGCGCCGTTGATGGCGTCATACTGCGCTTGCGTCGGCGTCGCGGTGCTGACCGCGTAGATGGTGGAGAACTGTGGAACATCGCCTCCCTCTCCTTGGTGCAGCACATCGTGTACTGTGCCCGGGAAAGCGGAGTGCAGCACGCGGTTGAAAACGACTTCGACAACGGCCTGCTGCCCCTCGGCGCTCTGATTGCCGGCTTCGAGGAATACGACCGCAGCCAGTTCTGCCAGCTCCTCGTCAGTCATTTCGATGTTGACATACCGAGCTGCACGGGCGGGGCGATCTTCGGCCCAGGTAACTTGCTCAGCCTCGGTCTTTTCTACCTCTAAAAGCCTGACAGGCGCTGTCGTTGCTGGGTTTTCTAACTTGCCGGTCATTTGTGCCGACGCTGCGGTTTCCTCGCTGACACTGATGCGGAGAGCCACGATGCAGGCTAAAACTGCGAGCAGGCAGATAAGCGGCGCCGGCGAAGCCCTCCTTTTTCCTCTTCGTTTCATGTTTTCCCTCCTATCTGCTTCATGCCCGGCCCGACCGCTTTGCGCGGCCCGCTGTTGAGCGCGCTTGTCTGCCGGATGATCGTTTCATATGCGGACTTGAAACCGTCGTAGTTGTAATACTCGTATGTCTTTACGGTGCCGTCGCCAAAGGTGCGCTCTCCTGTTGCAATCAACCGAGAGGGGCCACCCATAGCCTCAATGACGCGCCTGATATCCGTTCCCTCCGACAATCTTGCCACAGCCTCCTCTGGTGTTTTCCCAAAGTCCATATCGAGCTTGAGGTAATTCCACGCCTGGTCAATCCGCGCCCTCACTTCGGCCTGCACCTTTTCGGCTTTTTCCTTGAATTCTGCGATAGTCGGCGGGAATTTACACTCGCGCACCAACTTTACAACAGCCTGCTGCCCCGTCCAGAAGTCGATCTCCGGCAAGCAGGTCACCCACAGATTGATGGTGGGGCCGAGCTTTGCGATGCCGCCCTTGAAAACCTCTGCATTCGGATAGGCAAGGAGCATCACGGCGAATATCTCGCTCATTTCCTTGTGCGTCATAGGCTTTCCTCGCTGGCGTACATCTGGTGGAGCTGCTGCAGGTCGTCCATAGCACTCCCGCTGGCGCTCGGTCGGCTGCCGTTGCCGGCACGGATGCCCCAGCGTTCACGGCTGCACTTCCGAATGACAAGATTCCAGTCGCGCCACTTGTTCTTGTTGCCGTGCATTTGAGCGGACTCGTCTATGTAGTCGATGCAGCGCGTCAACTCTTCTTCGCCGAGGTCGTCGATCAGCCGGGCGTACTCCTCTTCGGTGAGCCGCACCCATCCATGCGCGCCGTGCTTATGGCGGGGGACCTCGGGGTGGCCATCTTCTGCAGCGTTATACTGCGCCGTTACGGTAGAGCGCTCGTTGTAGCGCGCTGCCAGGTACTCGCGGAAACGATCGTTCTTGACCTTGCGAATCTCGCCCAGCAGCGGCTTGTTGAGCTTTTCGGACGTCGACCAGTTGTATCGACACCAGTTAAGGATCAGCAGCTCCTTGGTCTGCGCGCTGTACCGAATGACATTGTGCGCGCTATCCAGGCGTTTCAGCAGGCGTTCCACGGAATCGTTGTTGTACCCTGTCTCGTTGGCAATTTGCTTGATGCTGACCTCGTAACAGCCGCAGAGATTGGTGTGCGGATTGGTCATGCAGTAGAGATAGATGTACCGATCCTCGGGCGTAAAGTCATCGACGACCTTGCTGTCCGTCCAAAAGTCCATGCTGATATTCCGATAGCTCGCCATAGTGTTCACCTCCTTCGGTGGGCTGTCGCCCGGTTGCCCGGGCGACCGTTTCAGAATGGCAGCTCTCCATCATCCTCGCCGACTTCGCTAAAGTCGCCGTAGTCAGAGGCGGGATATCCACCGGGAGCAGCGCCGCCATAAGAGCCGCCCGGCGCACCGTAGCCCTGACTCTGCTGAGGATATCCGCCCTGCGGCGCGTAACCGCCCTGCTGATAGCCGCCTCCGTCACCGTCGCGTTTGGAATCCCCAAAGTAAACATTGTCGGCTACAATCTCGGCGGATCGGCGCTTGTTGCCGTTGTTGTCCTGCCAGTCGCGGATCTGCAGTCGCCCCTCGACGATCGCCATGCGTCCCTTGCTGAAATATTTGCAGACGAATTCAGCAGTCTGGCGCCAGGCAACGATGTCGATGAAATCCGTTTCCTTTTCCCCGGACTGGCTTTTGAAATCGCGGTCGCAGGCGACGGAGAAGCTGGTCACAGAAAGGCCGGACTGCGTACGCCGCAATTCTGGGTCGCGGGTCAATCGACCCATGACGATGATCTTATTCAGCATCGGCCGTATCCTCTGACTCGTCAGCGTTTCGCAGCACCAACATCTTCATGCGGTACAGCGCACTGCGCGCCTGCTGAATGGCATCGAGAACTCTTTCGACATTGTAGCTGTTCTCACCCTTGATGGTCGCTTCCAGCACATCGCGCTCAGTTTCAGCGCGGATCAGCTCCTCGTAGCGATCCTGCGGAACGAGGACAAAGCCGTGGTCAAGCATCAGATCAGCGACCAGCTCAGCGGGGGTCTTTTTGGTATCTTCCATAACGGTCTCCTTTCGTTTCTTTCTCAATGATTTCGATAGCCTTGCGGCACTGGCCGACATCAAACATTCCGATGTGGGTCTTCTCCACAGGCAAGCCCATCTTCTGGGCAAGCCACGCATAGGCCGCGTTGCGATGACCGCGAAAGCGGCCATACTTCCACAGAGGGTCAAATGCGGCGTGTGCAGCCTTTTTCCAATTCCGCAGTTCCGCATTGGCGAGGCGGCCGAGGGGCTTGTCCGTCCCCTTATGCACACCGACGTATGCCATGCAGTTCCGGCAGAGATAGATTTTGCCGTAGCTCTTGCCGTAGATGACCTTGCTGTCGACATACTCAGTCTCTCGACCGCAGTAGTCGCAATAAACTTTCCTCACGGATGCCATGCCTCCTTGTATCTGGCGATCTGCTCTGGGGTGTCGGTTTCGATGCCGACCTCCTGGCACTCGGAAATGATGCCGTCCAAAAAAACACTCATTTCCTTGGTGGAATACTCGCTGGTGCCTTTGATCGCCCGGTAATGAATGAACTTCTTCCCCTCGACATAACCGACGCCGGTTTCTGCGTAGTGCCGCGCCACCAGTGCAGGCGGTACGCCCTCCCGTAGGGAAAACAGTACCTTGCACTCGTTCCCGGCCTCGTCGGTGTATGTCTCGCCGGTGCCGTAGCGCCGGAGCATTTCCTCGTAAACAGAGTCCTTGTCCGACTTCACCGCGACGGCCAATTTCTCAATCAGCGACCACGCGTAGTTGTTCGCGTTGAGGCTTCGGGGGATGACGCGCCTTTTGATGGAGAATGTGATCTCCTGATCTCCGAGCGCGTCCCACAGCTTCTTGCAGCTCTCGCGGGTTGTGATAGTCAGGACGCTTTCGCCGGTGCGGGAGAACGACCAGTCTTTCAGCTTGCCGTTCATAATGCAGCCCACTTCTCCTGATAGACCTGCATCAGATCCACTGCCCGGAGCCAGTCGAAGAAGTCGGAAATGACAGGGAAGATGCTGGGAGCGTCCTCACGGAAGTATGTTTCCGGCCATACATCGCGCCCGTTGCTGGCGATGTAGGTAAACTGCCGCGCTTCGGGGATTAACTCGAAGTAGGTGGGGTGCTGGGTACTGCCGAAATATTTTCCAGCGTCATAGCTCTTGGTGAACTTGATGTCGATGATTTCCCCGGCTTTCAAGCAGTCCAGACGGCCGTACAGCAGCAGGCTCACGCCGCCGACTTCGACAACCTTCTTGGCCTTGTACTGGAGGATGCCCCCGGCGCACCGTCGAGCGACCTTTTCGGCAGCGGCATACCACTGATTGTTCGGATCGCCGCGGCCGTTGATAATGCTCGTCACCAAATCTTCAAAGTCGATGCCGTTCTGCATGGCCTCGGTGGTAGGCGTCGGCTCCCGACGCAGCGTCAGCATAAACTCCGCCATCGGGTCGCGCTCCGTTGTCATATCCTCATAGGGGTTGCCTTTCATGGTGTAGAGCCAGGACGACAGCAACGAATGGGTCATCAGGTAGCGTCCCATTTACTCAGCTCCCTTCTCCTCTCCGGGCGCTGCCGGCGCGGGCGTGTACTTTTTCAGAACCTTATCGTAGAACAGGCCGCACTCCTTAACCTTCTTGTTCCAGAGGACGCCCAGCTCCTTGTTGGAGGTCAGCGCGTGCTTAATGGCCTGATATTTCGGCATGGCGGCGTTGGCGGTGTCGGCATCGACAATGCCGGCGATGATGGCCGTGCCCTCAACCATCGCGGCCTCGTATGCCGCCTGATCAACAGCGTTCTGCTCGACCTCGGCAGTGGCCTTGGCGTTGTACTCGGCGAACAGCTTCGTCAGGAAGTCGTTAGGGCTGGTCGGGCCGAGTGCGGGGATCTTGCGAATGCCGGAGATGCCGCGCGTCCCCTTGGCGAAATACCTCTCGCAGTTGGAGAAGCCAATGGTGCGGTCATTGCCGTAAATCTCCACGAAGCCGCCCAAGTCCATAGGCTCCCAGACATTGTTTTTTGTCTGCCCCTCGACCTTGATGCGGAGGCGGGTGTTGTCGCCGTCCTTTTCCTCGGTGGCGTGGAACACAATGACGATGTTCTTCTGCAGCTCATAGAAGCAGTAGTCCATCAGCCGGACGAACTCCTTACCGACGAAGCCATA